TCATCTGGAAAATCACGAGTAGATTCAACGTCAACTGCATCTGAAGTAGTTGTTAACGCTGAAATTAGTTTAGTCTCAGTAACTAGACCACCGTAATTATCAATATTATAATAATCTGACCAGTTTTGAATTACATCAAAACAATATCCTTTTAATTCTTGTGACTTATAGTAATGCTTAACAAATGATATGAAGGTAGGATAGTTATCCTGTACAAACGAAGCAAACTGTCCCGCAACACTGAGGGATATTTGGGATTTCGATTCAGGACTAACCTCAGACGGTACTGGAGGTACAGTAACCGTTGTGGTTGGGGTAGTCCACGAGCTAACCTTCCATGAAGAATTTGTCATCTGTTATTTAACTATAGCTGGACTCTGGTATAACTCCTGTACCAGATAAGTTTGAACCACTACTGATAGTGTCTTCTATTACACTTACAGTCGTATTATCTATACCTATTGTGAGATAGGTTTCTCGTAAAGAAATCAAATCGTTTGATTCTGGACTTGCTGAGATCTGTAATTGGTTATTTGCCACGTTTGTAGATTGAATGATCAAATCATTGACTACAATTTCACCCATACTGTAATCTACAGTACCCCATAATCCATCAACATACTCAAATTCACCAGTTCCTTTAACATAATAGAGTCTCAATGTGCCTGCACCGTCGTCATTTAGGTAATAATTGTTGAAATCGTCTCCAACTACCTTGAATCCACTGCTGTATACACAGGGTTTTAGACTTGTTCCTTGCTTAATGCGGTTACCATAGCATATTTTATAGTTCACACGTGCACCTAAGTCCACGGTCACGTTCTTTCTCATCTTGAGACGAGTGATATTTGAAGTAATTGAGACCTCTGAACCATCAATTATACCTCCAAGCTTGGAATATTTGAATTTTCCGCCGAATTTATTGAATTCTCCGCTTCGATTCAGTAATGTTAATGCATTAAGTACAGAATTTTTCACTTCAGACTCAACTTTCCGTGTTATGTTCGGGTTAAAATACACAAAAGTGTTAATATCAATGTATAAAATAGACGGATCAATGATTGTTGGTTGAATTGCTGCGACAGAATACTCTCTCAACTTCTTCAAAATGACATTTTTCTCAGAAAGAGATAATTTGTCTGCATTTTTTGGTTTAATTGCAAGGAAAACTTTTCCAAATTCGGGAGGTTCTGCTTCTTCTCCACCATAACATGCAATAGATCCTACGTTTGGATAAATTTGTGGGATAATTGCTTCATAATCACGTGTTGAAACTGCTCTACCAAAGGCAGAATAGAATTTTGGAGCAGCAAATTTGATTGATTGTGTAGATTCAGACGATGCACCTCCATCTGGGAAGGAAGTTGCAGTAACAGTAATGCCAGAAGTTAATGTAACTTGATTGTTATCTCTATATGTACCGATATTCTCGAATACTTTTAGTCCATTTGCACCAGTTCCACTAGATGTACAGTATCTTACACTAATTACATCTCCATTTTCCAAATCTTTTCCAACCTTTCCGTCACCAAATAGTATTTCTGGTATCTCATATTCAGATTCTTCTAAGAAATAAACCTTAGATGCTGAATCAATCTTTGTAATATCTGTTGCTTGTAGATAACGTTCTGTAACAGTTCCAGAAGTGACCTCAACTTGCATAGAAGTTGTGTCTGCATTTTTATTAGTTAATATAAATCTCTGTCTTTGGTTTATATCTTTTACAAAAGTATCTGTAAGGAATACTCCTTCATATAATGTAAGACCTGTAAATGTTGCAATTCCTGAAGTACTGTCAACACTCTGTGTCGTATCTGACGCAAGAGAGAACGTAAAGTTGTTATTATCAAGTCCAATGAAGTTTAAAACAAGTCCTTTTTGAATTGTAACAGTTTTTGGGTAAGGAACTATGGTCTGAACTGTTATATCTACGGTACATTGTGAAGATCTTGCTGATTTTGGAGTGTATCCAATCATTCTTGCAAGTTTTACAACGTTTTCACGCAAAACAGCAGTCTCAAGGAACCCTTCATTAACTGCTAGGTTCGCATTGACTGCTGTATAGTAAGTATTGTACGCTAAAACGTCTAAAAGCACAGTTAAAGACGATCCTTCAAAGTCATAATCACTAAATTGATCTTGACTTCTTAAGTATTGTTTTAATTGTGCCTTGATTTCGTTAAATTCTAAGGCGTTGACTTGATTAAATGCCATTATGGTTTAAAGATGATATCAATTGAATCAAAGGTTGGTGGTAAACCCATAATAACGTATTCTATACTTACATCTAACTGATTAGTGTCTTCAACAAACTTAGTTTTAATCTCATATACCGCTACCCGTGGTTCATGAGTATTAATTGCGTTTTTTATCCTACGCTTTATCTTCTGTGCGTCGTTAGGTGTATAATTGTCAAATAACAATCCGATGAGATTACCACCGAATGCTGGATCAAAAGGTTTCTCGTAAAAGTTATAGAATACAATATTCTTAACTGATTCCTTTATGGCTGCTTCATTGTTCAGTGTCAATACATCGTTTGTCACTGCGTTCTTTTCAAAAGTCAACGAGAAGTCACGAAATGACTTCGATATTAATGCCACTAACTAGCCTATTATTAACCTCAGGTATATTTATACTTCTTTTTGTGACTTTTTCTTAGATGCTCTATCGCTACGTGGATCTGTAATAAGATATCTACAATACTCATTACCATGATCGTAGAAATGATCACTCATATCTACGGGAATGTTGGCATTTCTCTTACCGTCTACGATTCTATTTGCCTTGGCCACGGTACCTCTTCCTTGCTTTATTGCGTGATGTAGCAGAGTACTTAGAATGTTGTCCTTTGCCTTGTCTTGTCTTCTTTGGGGTTGCCTCAATTGTGGGTTGACCCATTGAATATCTAGTTGCCATAATTTAACCTGCGAATACGTTTGATGAACCAGATGCTACCGATGTGCATCCTCCCAGACCATCTCCTACCCTACCACAACCTTTGCCATTTACTTTGACAGTAGAACTGCCACTTGATATAGAGGCAGAGTGTGGTGGACATGGATTACCTGGTTTTAAATGTGTGGTGTTCTTATCTCCTTGACGGGAGACAGGTCTACCATTAACGAAGACGTTACCACTACCCTGTGCTCTGGACATTCCAGAACAATGAGCAACGTCTGCGTCTCCGACTCGTGTAACTGCTGGCATTTTAACTGTAGTAATTTGAAACGAAGGCACGTATACCTTCCCACTCATTATATATCTTCAATTCAAGTACGAAGGTTGCAGGTGTCTGTGCTACTAGGTTGCCAGCAAGACCACTCTCCCACTGTACAGTAATATCAAAGAACCTACTTACGTATACATTATTATCCTGATCCAGATCAAAGAAGATCTTATCAGATGGCATATTAATTATTCTCTCGACTGTTGTAGGGGTCTGATTCAAATCTGATCGCCCCTCATCTACATATGTGAACCTATCAACGAAAGGATCCTGTATTGATCCTCCTATGTTGACAGAAGTTGTCCCACTAGTGATCACTAGATCAGGTTCGTTGGCAGGTGCCTGTAATGCTGCAGTAACATTGGTTACATTACATACATCAGGTGACGCAACTGTACATGTCGCACTCACCGTCTCATTCATAGCAAAGTTAGGTCTAGTAATATCGGTTAGACCCGTTACTTCATCAGGTGTGATGGTTACTGCCATATGCTTCTGTTAGTAATCCGTTCTTGACTGCTATCTCATACATTATACTATGAATAGTCATATCGTATGCATTCGTCCAAGGTTTTGTCTTCTCATTCTCTATCCAACACTGAAGACTTCCGTATTGTGCCTTTGGTATATCGTCTCTAAACCATGAATCGTATTCAAACTCGTATTTGGTCATTTGCGTTCTCTTGTCATTAACTCCTGCAAGTACTCTGCGTATTTACTCATCTCCACATGGTCATTTACAGTATGTGGTGGTTCTGGAGGGGTAGGAGCGAATTTAATCAGATGATCGAAAGAGGGAGGTATATCCCTGACTCTCGAAAGCTTTATGATTTCATCGTTATCTCGGATAACGAATTCTCCTTCTAATGCTTCCAGTCCTATCATGGTTTGTACTTACTATAAGAATATTTAGAGATCAACGACGCGATTTTTGCCCTTTGGTTAGGATTCGCGATTTTTTACCAGTTCGCATCCTCTGACTCAGACAACTCAGAAACAGTCTCTGAGCACTTCTGAAGTTCCTCTTCTTCCTTTAACAATCTTGATTCATGGTCGCATACAACATCGACAAGTCTCTCATACTCTTCGTGGCCAGGTCGCTTCATCATCAGTCGAGATTGTCTGACCTTTGCTTCAAGTGCCTCAATCCGACCGAGAAGTTCTTCGTTTGATAAATGAGAGTTCATAGTTCGTGAAAATTGTGTGGTGTGTTTTTACCTTGCTCTCCAAGTAATCACACAGTGCTTCGAGTTGTTCGACCTTCTCGTTGAGTGTCTCTATCCTATTGACGTAATACTCTTCGAGTGTTTTTCTACCATACTCAGTATAGTAGATAAGCGGTTGTTCCTTGCAATCGCCTGACATTGTTCCTCCTAGTTTTGCTTGATATCGAATGTCCATTTGATATGCTTGATGTAGTCAAACGTATCTCCTATATCCTTATCACAGTCTATCTCATACTTACGATCACAGAGAAACCTACGTAACTCGTAGATTGAATCATACGTTCCGACCTGGTCGAGGTGCTCGTTGTACAAGACGTATTGCATTTTGGGAAGTGGGTGGTATCTATTATATATTATATCAGCAACTCAACACATTGTCAATGAGTAACAAAACCTAAGGCAGGTCACTCCATGCCTGTCCTTGATTGTCTGGAACATCTCTGACGGTGCCCGTCGCTTCTGCTTTCGTCATGGTTTGATATTGGATATTTGTGATATCCCATGCCATGTCATTGACACGTTTCTGTGCAGCATATTCATTCTCTGCATCTACTCTGATCCACTGTTTGTATGTTACTGTGGTTTCTACATCGAAGGTTTTCATAGTTTGAATCTGAGGGAAATTTTTTTGAAAAATTATATTTTGTATATCACTCTCGCTCATGCAAGACTTTATAGATTAGCTCGTTAGGGAAGTTTAGCTAGCGGGCGACCCCCAAAACCGACGAGGGGGGGCATAACTGCCTTACTCCTCCTCTGGTGGTGAGCAACAGCAAGGACAGTATCCTAAATCCTCTCTCTCTTCTTCTAATGATCCATATGTTATTACTGTGAAATGTTCTTTAATGAATCTGTCATTGAGTAGTGATTCATATGTCTCATTAGATAGTGAATTCATGTGAGTTGTATATATGTGTATAATAGTATTATAGTATAGTATATTATATGTGAGTATAGTATATGTGACAGTTATATATGTGTCATAGTATATTATATAATATCACTCATAATATATCACAATATATAATCACTCATATATTATATAATATCAGTATATAAGCGTTATATAGTACGTACTGTATAATAGACGGGGTACATATACAACGAATATTATTTGCGTTATATATGTGTATATTATACTATTATTCGCTATATACAGACGACTTATAATTCGACGGGGTAAAAAAATACCCCTACTTATAGGGGTGTATTATATCACTTGTAGTAGATAAGACATTGGATATCTGCGTTCGAGCAAATGTAGATTGTCCTATACAAAAGATTGCCAAAGAAAGAATAATCAAACGTGTCATAATAAAGAGGTGAAATAGTGGAATAATTAGACGACTTATAATTCGACGGGGTGCGTTTAACCCCTAGTCGCCCATTTGAAAGAAGAGACAGAACCAACTTTATAGATGGTCATTTCTTCCATCATGTCCTGTGCCATGTCTAATGCCATGTCTTCGATTTGTTCCCATGTACTAGCATGATCTGCCCATACTCTGAGATCGTTTCCCCATGATGTAGGTTGAACTGCCCAAGTAGTTTTGTTCATTTGTTCAAGTGAATTTCTGTATGTACTAATTATAGCATTGATGAACACCCCGTCTATAGTATTGACGAGGTGTTGAAACATTAGTTTACAATTCACTAAGCATCTCCTGCATTTCATCATAGTCTGCTTCAGTCCACTTTGCACCATCAGGAGTCTTATTCATGCCGAAGTCTTGCATCTCAATGATAAAGTCGAACCATGAATCACAACCTCTAGCGATGTTGTAAAGTCCCTCGTCCCCACC